TCGCTGTAACGCACGCCTAAACGCGTTTGTGACAATCCGTCCGAGTTGGTCCATGTGTCACTGCAAAACAAACCGTATTTTGACGCATCTAAGCCCTCGGCGGCAAATGCTTCTTGAACATCTTGCGCAATAACACCAAAATGAATACGCGCCGCTTCACCTTTTTCTTCAACCGCGTCATTCCATTTGAAGGCGCGAATGAGTTTCTTGACGCGTTGCGCTACCCGTTGCTCGGCGTCGGATAGTTCTCTGACCTGCTGCTTTTGCGACGCGTCTGATGTATTGATCGTACCCGTTGTCGCATACACTACTGTATACCGAAACGAAGCAGTTCCTAAAGCGCGGACGTTATCGGTAGTTGGTCGCCAAGTGTTGCTGTCGCCCGCAAAAATAGACGTACCAGGAAAGGTGCTTCCGGTCGCTAAAACAACACCATTAACGCCACCTAACACGGCATAGGCGCCGCTTTCACCAAAGTAAGCGTTAGAGCCACTGCCACCATCCGAGGTGGCGTACGATGTACCGCGAAAGGTGTTGGTATAGCTTGTAAAGTTCTTTTGACCGCTGACAGTCTGTACATCAGTTGTCGTAACAATACCCGCGCCTGTAAGCGACGAAGCGCCCGTACCACCGCTACCTGTGGCAAGCGTACCACCTAGCGTCAACGTACCAGACGTCGTGATAGGGCCGCCCGTGAGCGTAAGACCTGTTGAGCCGCCGCTGCCGCTCACGCTGGTTACGGTGCCGGTATTCGTTGCGCTTAACGTACCGCCTGAGTAACTTAATCCTGACCCGACGCTGACGTTACTAAACTCGCCTGCGCCATTGTTGGCAAGCAGTTGCGCGCTTGACCCCGTAGGCGCAGCAGGTACGCCAAGCGAAGCGCGGGCACCTGACTGTGTGGTTGAACCCGTGCCGCCATTAGACACGTTTAAAGTACCGCCAATCGTTATCGTGCCAGACGATGTGATTGGGCCACCTGATGTGGTTAAGCCCGTCGAACCACCAGAGACATTGACAGAGCTTACGCCAGTAGAACCTGAGGCGTTGATTGTGATGGACCCAGCGCCGTTAGTGATCGATATGTTAGACCCAGCGGTTAAGGTAGCTAACGAGTAACCGGAACCGTTACCTATCAATAGCTGACCATTTGTTGGTGTTGATGTAACGCCTGTACCGCCGTAACCTGTGGTTATCGTTGAGCCGTTCCATGTGCCTGCGGCTACTACACCCGACAAGTCAAGATTTTGCGAATAGACAGTCGTCCAACGCTGCGTTAAGGTGCCTGAACTGTAGGTCGTAGTGGTGGACGGGCGAAACGCTGTGGCGTCGCCTACGTAGCGTGCGGTGCCTGGGTAAGTTGCGCCACTAGCTAACACTACGCCGTTGGCGCCCCCTACAACAGCGTAAGCGCTACTTTCGCCAAAGTAACCATTACTACCTGTACCGCCATCTGATGTGGCGTAGGTTGTGCCAAGAAAAGTATTGGTGTAGCTTGTAAAGTTCTTTTGACCACTAATCGTTTGAGTGCCGGTTGTTGTGACAATACCCGCGCCTGCTAACGTAGTTGATCCTGTACCGCCGTTAGCGACCGCTAACGTACCTGACATGGTGATCGTGCCTGAGCTTGTAATAGGACCACCAGTAAACGACATGCCTGTCGTGCCACCAGACACGTCAACGCTAGTGACTGTGCCGTTAGTAGGTATGCTTGGAGGAATGACCGGCGGTGCTAAGTCGGCGTAACTTTGCACTAGCGCTTGTACAACCGAAGGTAGTAACGCCTGGCTGTCATCAGCAGACGGAAAAGCAAACGGTGGATACAGCGCCAAGCTATCGTCAGGCGAAAACTGTACGCTAGGCGGCAGTATGGCTTGATTGTCATCTATAGACACCGGCGGCACGGGCGGCGGCGCTAGGTCTGTTGGACTACCAGACACCAGTATATTGATGCTCTGCGCCGGTGGGCCAACTTGAAGATCGTCTAGGCTAGTTTGGTTATTACCTTGCCCAACTAGCGTAAACAGATTTAAAAAGAAGCGATACCATTCCCGCGAAATAAGCCCTGTTCGCTCGTCAATAATGCTGACGCGCGGTGCTGGAATGTTAGTAATGTTAAGCATTAGTCGGCGTTATCAAAAGCTCTGCGCCCATAATCGCGGTCTTCACGGGGTCAGTCATGGACAGTTCGTACACTCGATCGCGCAACTTCATCGTCATGCCTAAGCGACGGAACCAAACGCGGTAGTAGTATTGGCCGATCTTGCCTACAGATGTGGTGTGATAGTTAGACCACGTATGACCGCCATCGTCGGACCAGCGCAGCATAACCTGCGGGTCAGCGCCTTGCGTCCCTGGGAGGTCTTGTTCCTCAATAAAGTATTCGCCGGACTCAGTAACTAGGTAATTGTTGCCTGTCTCAGTGATGAAATAGACGCTTTCTGTCGTGGGGTACCCATTCAAACCAACGCCCGACTCAATGTCAATCTGCATCGCGTGATGCGCGGTACGCTTGAGATTATTTTGGCCTGTTGGTAGCGCGCGCCACGAGCGCAGCCACTTTTGTATTTGTCCGTTATCAGCGTAAGTGTCGAGATCAAACGCGTAAATGTTGCCGTTTTGATAGTCGCCTACAATAATTTTATTGTTGAACGCCATTTGGCAATTGCTGCGGTGCCGCGTAAATGACCCGTTATTCCACCCAGCGCGCTCATGCCATGCGCCTGTCGCAACGTCATAGACCCAGGTTGTGTTGGCGCTGGGGAAGATAAGCACGTAAAAGCTGTGGCCGTCTTGCTGATAGGTGTACGCTAACGCATCAGTAAGATTGCCGTACTGTTGAATTTGCCACTCAACCGCGTGGGTGCTGATGCGTTGGCCGGTGTAACCGTTAGCGCGGTAAACAATACCTTGGCCTCTGGCGTCAGCGCCCAACCAAAACAGACCGTTATCCATCTTAGCGATGGTATACGCTGATATACAGCCAATTTCATTAAACGCGCCTTGGATGCGCTGTAACGGGAAATCGGGCGTACCAGCGTCGTACCAAACTTCAACGGTACTTGTGCCGTACACCCAAACTTCACGATGATCAACAATAAGACCCACCACACCGTCGGGTGATCCTTCGGCGCTTGCAAAGTCAAGCGGATCAATAGACGTACCATCAAGCAGTTGCGTAACCCAAATACGTTGGCTGTTAGGTTCATTAAAAACAAAGTAGCCGTCGATATAGCCAACCGTTACCGCACCAGGAAAATCAGGGTCTATGATCTGACCAAAGTCGCCGGTGTCAACGTTGTAGATGTAGCTAGGACCGTTGCAGGCAATGAATAGCTGTATGCCGTTGTCAGCCATGCTGACAGGGCCAGTGCCAGGAATAGAGCCGATAAGCGTAGCGGCGTAGCTGGTGTTGATTCGGTACAGTTCGTTACCGGATACAACAAACGCGGTACTGTTATCAGACGAAAAAGTCCATAACCCTCTAACAGGACCGCTGCCGATTGTAGCAAGGTTTAGTAGACCAGGGCAGCGCTGAAGAAACGCGGGTTCTTTGCCGCCTTCCGGCACTACCTCTGGAAATAAATTGACCATCCTCGCATCGGCTGCGTTGACGGAACGGGCAACGTAAGTCGAGCCAAGGATCGGCGTTTTCATTAGAAATTATTGGCGTAGATGTTGTACCGTTGACGCGTCGCAACAATCGGATAAGGTATCGCCATAAGGTCGCCAGGAAAGTTAACGCGTTTGATGTTGCGTTTACTTGACATGGCAATACGCTGTACCTGCGGCGAAGGTTCTACACCAAACTCAGGCGCTAACTCGCACGCTAGGTTGTAGCGAAACGCGCGTAAATAGCCTGGTGGAAAATATAGGTTAGTGGCAACGCTTGAGACTTCCGTCAGCGTTTCTACAGAAATAATATGCCATTCCAGCGCTTTTATAGGCACAGGGTAAATGGTCATCTCAATATCAGGAAAGGTATTGTTGACCCATAAAACCTGCGGATAGGTGGACGTAACCGTTTTGAACGCGATGCCGTCGTACTGCTGCTGATTGATAAGTTTGACGCCAAACGACAACCCTGATGAAGGGTCTTTAAAGTAAGTTGCGTCGTCAACTTCGATAGGACGATTGCCAACAAAATCACCAGTAGGCCCAAGCGTGCGGGACATGGTGTAAGCAGGCCATGTAAACACCTGATCTTGCGTGCTGAACACCGACAGGCGCTCGGTATCCCATGACTGAATCATTTGATTCATCGCCATGATGGAATCTTGCATCACAGCAACCGAGGGCTGTTCACCTTCGGCCAACACGCCAAGAAGTCTAAGCGACCCTTCAATCAATTCAGCGGCAGTTGTCATGACTCAATCTCCTGAGGTCTGCGACTGCGACGACGTGGTTGAAGTTCGTTAACAGTCTCATGCTCATCCGTTACGGCATTAGGATCATACGCTTCCCAGCCATTTTGTCTGTCATGTTCAGCTTCCATGTCAGATATAGCAACTTTAGCACCATGCGTAGGGTGGCGAAGATAGATGACGGCCATAATTTTAAATGGGGGTAGTTAGCCCCCGCGCCTTTACACGCAATGAATCAGAGCAAAATTGATAACAACTGCTTCAGACAGCGAGCCGCCTGAGATGTTACGCACGGTAATTGACGCAGACCCTGCGCTCAGACCAGAAACCCAGCAGTTATACGCGCCAGCCGTAGCACCACCGCTTACGTTCAGAATCAAGATGTCGTTAGTAGAAATAAGCGAGTTGTTTAACGTAAAAGTTACGTTGGTTACGCTCGCCAAAGCTGCGTTATTCATCGTGATCTGACCGGCGGCTTTGTTAAGCGTTACAGCGGTCGATTTGCTAGTAGCCTGAGTTACCGTACCTTGAGCGTTTGCTGTGTAACCAAACTGTTCATCAGACAATATGTACTGCGCGCCGATGATGTCTTGGTCAGTGAAAGCAACGCCGATTGGCTTAGTGTTTGACATAGCTAATCCTTTTAAAAATAGGGGGCGAACCCCCTATCGATTACGCAATCCGATAAGCCGTCCAAGTGCCGTCGCCGGTCTTGCGAGCCAGCCATTGCGACGATGTACCTGCCGATACCGCAGCCGTGCCAACAAGCGTCCAACCCGTGCCTG